TAAACCACGCCCTGTTTCAGTTGGTTCATCTGCATATCGTTTAATAACTGGACCAAGTTGTTTATCCCAAAGTTTAATAACATCTTTTTGCTTAAACACCCAGTCCATGCCAGCATCTAAGCCTTGTCTTTCTGCAATAAATGAAAACTGGTCAGCAAGTTTTTGCCCACGAGATTTAATTCCACCAAAGCGAGAGATTGCTTCTGGAAGACTAGCCCTGACTCCACCGTATGCACCAGTAGTACCTTTAAGAATAGGACCAACACCTGCATATGTAAGTGGGTCAATCATTATTTGATAGGTTGCATCTATTGGACTAGAAGCAACTTTCTTGGCAGCAAGTAAACCTTCAGGTGTAGCAAGGTCCATTCCAGCAAATTTTAATAGTTTGTAAGACCAAGAATTCTTATCAACATTTGGGTCCGCTAGAACCCAACTCTCAACAGTATCTCGACCTGGGCTAAACTGAGCACCCTGTTTAATTTCTTGAAGCATTGCATCAAACTTCTTAGGGTCATCGCCCATCATAATGAGCGCTTCAGTCATTTCAGCATCTACACCTTTGCCGTATAGGCTAATAGACTCTCCTGGTGTACGTCCTTCTGCTAAACCACGAGCAAGGGCAACCTTTGCAGCACCGTACTTTGTTTCATATTGTGAAACACGGTTCCAGTCCCAAGAGTTCTTGCCATCAAAAGCATCTTTAAGTAATTGCTTAGAGAATGGCTTGTCCTGAGAAAGTTGCTTAATGCCAGTTCCTACTGTATTTAAAGTTTTTCCGTATATCTCTGCACCTTTTAAGCCAGCAATAATAGGGCTAAAGAAAAGATTAAATGTTTTTGATATACCAGATGTAACTGCTTGAGTTGCCTTGCCAAGCAAACTTTGCTCTGGCTGGAATCTTTTCTGTTTAGGAAATAAACGATTGATATCTGATTGAACGCTTGGGTCTAGTTTAAGGAAGTCTTTGCGAGAACCTTCTTCACTCATCTTTAAAAGTTTTTGTGCAGCCTTATATGTGTAAGACATTTGTTCAATAACTTTTTGCTGGTCAATTGGAAGGTTAGCGGAAATAGCAGCCTTATAAAGATTAGGACTGAGTTCTCCAACAACTGGGTTTAGAGGTACCTCAGCCATTAGTACCCGCTATCTAGAAGTGCCCGATAAAGTAATTCTGAATCTCCAGATGTGTCATACTGAGCAACATTACGAATAATTGATAAAACAGTTGGTTCAGCATTAGGCACACGCCCCATTGCCTCTGAGCCCATACCTGCTCCTAAATCAATACCAGATGTAACTGGTTCGTTAGGACGCATTGTTGGTGCAAATAATTCTGTTGGCATATCTTGTTGTGGGAATGGGTTGCCAGCCATTGTTGCACTTACTTGATTGTTGTAAGTCTCTTGTCCCTGTCCGTATGGCATTCCTGAGATGTATTTTGCAGGCTGCGTTGGTCCCCCATCAGTACGCTTAGAAAGAGCACCAGGACCTGAAACTGCTGCTGGGTTAGACGGCGCACGATATCCTCCGCGTTGAGCCATTATTCATCCTCTTCCTCTTGTGCAATACCTTCAGTTCCAAGAACTTCACTATTGTATTTCTCTGCCATACGAATCATTCCGTATGCGTTCCATGGGGTCATTTCATCACTTACCTCTGTGTGTAAGTAGCGAGTACCTTCGTAGTCTGCCCACTCGGATATTAATACCCAATTAACACAGATGAAGTTTTCCCCGTCATCGTCTACTTCTTGAAGCGCCTTCATGGCGTCTTCCATAGTTTGTTTAAATTTATTTTGCATACTGAGTTTCAATAACTATTGGTGCTGCAGTAAAGATATCCCACTTGCAAGCAATAGAAATTGCTTTATGAAGAATTATTTGAGCATCCTTTGGAGTGAGATTTGGATTGTCCACTTCCATTGCCTCCATAGCGCCGAGGGCAATATCACCACCACTGCCAGAATAGTAGATACCACGACTATCACGGTCCCAAGAATAATCTTCAAAGATAGGATAGATAGTTCCCCGCACAATAATAAGAAACGATGAATCGTGTTCCGCAGCATCCCCATCTTCTTTCATATCATAACCAGCATCAACAAATAACTTACGCATTGCTGGTATAAATTTCTGCGTAATGTATTTATCTAGGTTTTCTGCTGCAGTTGGCTTAGGTGCTTTCCACCCAAACTGTAAGAGATTAGAACCACGTCCTGCACCAGAACCTGCAATAAGGATTCCGTTGTTCTCAATAATCTTATGTGTAGCCATATCTATTGGGCGACCTGACTCATCGGATGAGCGTGAGTCGCATCCAATTACTGCCCAACCATCTCCCTGAATAGCAGCGAGTGTTGTCATGGTCCCCTCCTTATATTAAATTTGCGATGAAGAACGTGCGCTTGCTCGCGCTGTCCCGCCCATACTTAGACTATTAAGCAATGTTGTTACATCAGGTGGCGCTTGAGGAGGAATAGCGCCTCCTGCTGGCGCAGCGGGAGCAGGGGACGTTTGCTCAACCATTGATGCACCAGCAGGAGGTAATTCTGGAGCAAAAACATCGTTAATAGCATCTTCAATAGTTACACCCTTCTGGCGTAATTTAATGATGTCAGCAATTTTTTTAACTATTGATGTTGGGTCCCCGCCTTGAGTAATCATTTGTGGAATTGCTTGCGCACTGGCTTCAAGAGAAGCAACAAGAGTATTTCTCATTTCTTCTACTTCAATTTTTTCTTGCTCTTTAGTTACGTTGATTCCAAATGGAAGTTCACGCATTGCCATGTCGCGGCTAATGAGTTTTCCACCCAATGCCTGCAACATAAAAATAAGTCCCTGTGCTGGATTAAGACCAGCAAGCATTCCGTAGCGGACATCTGCCGAGTAATCTCCCTTGATGTCCTTGCTTGGCAAGTATTCAAGTGAGTATGGTGAACCTGCGTCCACACCACGGATAGTTTTTGTAGAGTTATATAGTGCTTCATCTATTTGGAAGCAAATACTAATAACATCTTTAAGCGTAGAGGCAAAGATTGCTTGCGCTGATTTAACCTGTGTATCAAAGCCACCCATAAGTGCTTGAACACCCTGACCAGTAACAATGGATGCATCAATGTTTCCAGTACGTGATTCAGGATAACGTGTTCCAGTACGCAACTCTGATTGTAGAAGAGATTGCTCTTGGAAAGCGCCCATTGGTAGAGATAGTTCTACACGGCGTACTCCGCTTGGATTGTTTGTGCGAATGATTGCATCGCCACCAAGTTGGAAGTCTTGAACATCTTGTGGAACAACGATTGGTGCCTGCACTGACTTCTCTGCTGCTTCCATCGCAAGTAATGCGAACCTATTACGAAGCAACTGAATACCAAGTACATCATCAAACTGTCCACGTGCATGTCCATCAATAGATGGACGTACCGCTACAACAACCATCATCTTTCCAATTGGGTTAATTGCTTGTGATAACACAAGATTTGCCCTATTTGGAATATAAATAATTGATTGTTCTTTATCATAGTAACGAATTACCTCAATATGTGAATTAAGGTCTTGGTCATACTTATCACGACCAAGAAGTTCGTACTCATACTCTGGGAATTGTGCAACCAATTCAGCCAATGTCATGTAGTAGCGTTTAGCGAAGGCAATACAACGTCCGTAGCGGTCGAATTCGGGATAAGCCCCTATCGGATTTTCTACTCGTATACGTGGTAGCCCTGCTTCTTCGTCTAATTCAATAATGAAAGGGACGAAACCATATGTGATGTACCAGTCTGCGCCTGTGTACATCTGAACTTGCAAATCTGAGTTAACAAAGTAGTTAGAAGCAATGCGTGTGCGTTTGTCAGCAAAAGTGCGGGCACGGTCATTGGTCTGATTGGCTGCAGAACAGTTAATTGCTGGCAAAGGAGCCATAACTTCTGACAAATCTTTAGCAACAATGTCAACAAAGTTAGCAACTACATTAGCATCGACACCATCTGGAAAAAAATCTGGGTATACGGAAGCAATTTTACCAGTACGCACAGCAAGAACGTCTTGTTGACGTGAGTCTCGCTCTGCTGAACGGGATTTAAGTGAATCAACCCGTGCTGAAATCTGTCTAATAGATAGCAATTACTTGCCTTTCTTTCGTGAATTTAAGAATGCTTGTAATGCACGCTTATCTGCTTCAAGTCTTCTTACGCGTTCTGCGTTACGTCCCACTCTTTGAGCCTCAGCAATGCGATTTTCCATACGTGTTATCTCGTTTTGAACCTCATTGCGAACCTTTTTATTTGCTAAACCTTTTGAAACTAAATCATCTGCTTGACGTTGAACTGTACTTTGAGCAAGTGTGTTTACTTCGCCACTTGAGTAATCACGCTTTCCAACCTTGCGCAGAATTAAACGTTCACGTGGAGTTAGTTCTGCAGGACGTGGTTTTGTTCTAGAGTCAATTGTTGGTCTGCTAAATCTATTATCTTCTTTATGCGCTTTAACAGATTCACGTGCTGAACGAACACCCTTAGTATCGCCTTTACGAACACTACGGCGTTGTGATGTTGCCTCACGCTTTGCTACTTCTCTGTTTGCTCTAGCCTCACGCTTAAGTAAAGCACGTGCTTGTGCAGGTGTATAAGTCTTTTCTGGTTTCCTTGCTGAACCTAGTGGACGGTTTAGTCCACGTGGAGATAGAACTCCAGATTCAATTGGACCAGTTCTGTCCCTTAAACTTTCTTTTGTTAATCTATCCTTGCTTAACGCACGTGATTTTGTAACTTTAGTATCAGGCTTCTTGCCTTTTCTACCACCAAGGATAGTTGTCTTATATCCACCACTAGATGTCTTCTGGGTAATAGCACCAGTGCGTGCAGTGCGTGGCTTAGATAGTGTAGGAACCTTGCGTGCTCCGCCAGGGTTTCTTTTAGCCTCACGATAAACTTCTTTAACGTCTTTTTCTGTAACCTTTTTTGTGCCAGCCTGAATTTGTTTTCTCTTTAGTATGTTCTTAGCAACAATTTTAGCAATCTCGGATGGCACAGACATTACTTACCTATGTTTCTATACGCCTTAGATACGGCTTTAGCACCCTTACCTACAATGCCACCAACCGCACGGGCACCTCTACCCCAAGGGACTGCATACATAGCAACATCCATTGGAGTTTTAGGAACTGCAAAATCAATTATATCTAATGCAACCTTTGCTGGACCCTTGGTAATAGCCTTTGGCTTAAATTGATTCTTTCCTGGTGCAAGATTTGTTTTTCTACCCATTGCTCTTACCTTTTTTCTCTAAGTTTTCTTTCATAAGACGGCGCGCTTCAGCAACCCAGAAATCTCTTACCTCGGGAGATGCAGCCTTCTTACGAAGTTTCTCATTTGCTGCAGCAATCTGAAATGTTTTCTGTTTATTAGTCAAAGGCTTTTTCTTAGCAGGTTTCTTCTTTGCTGCCTTAGATACTGCCTTAATAATCTTTGCTGGATTTGCCATTACTTCTTTTTCTTTACAGATGCTGCATAGGCTCCACCTGCTGCACCAGCAGCAGCGGTTCCCTTGGCAACTTTCTTTACGGTACGAGTTGTCTTAGATTGCATAGCGTTCTTCATGCTCTTTGTCTCGCGCTTTGCAGTTCGATATGCAGCAGCATAGGCTTTTGCTTTCTCACTTTGACGGATAGCATCTAATCTATCTAATTGATTAAGAGTCATATTATCTGGAACACCCTTGCGTACTCCGCCGAGTGAAGGTGTGCTTAATGAAGGGAAACCCTTAACTTCTGCACCAGCAAAAGGCTTATCAAGACCCATTTTTACTTTAAAAGCGTTTGACTCTCCGACAGTTGTTGAGCCGTAAGATTTCTTTTTGGCACTTTCCTTAGCAATTCTTTTTGTTGTTTTAGCAAGACTCTTGGTACCTTTTTTCATAAGTTTGGCTTGCTTGATTGTCATGTTGGGGGTTTCTTTTAAAAACGGAGATGACTTAACAATCTTTGCGTCCTTTGCTGCACGAGCGCCTTTAGCCTTACTAACAGCCTTTGCTGCACCCTTAACAATCTTAACTACATTAGCCATGTTATTCCTTATCCAAAGTTTTCAGCCCATTGCTCAGCAAAGGCTTCATCTAAATTAATTATTACTCGTCTTTCCCTTTGTGCTCTTGTTGCCCAGCGGTTGTTCGTATAGTGGCTCATGTAACTATTCTGTTGCATAAACTCACGCGCTCTCAGCACGGCAAACCAGAGCGCCATCACGCAGTCAGTCTTGCCTCTGGTGTTAGGTTTCCAAGTAATCAATTGCTGAGTAAGGGCTTTAAGACCCTCAGACCCATCCGCAGATGGGAGTTCTATTTGGTTGTTCTCTTGGAACTTCTCGTTATACATGGTCCCGAAAAGTGTTGACATAGACGCCACACCAAAGGATGTATCCCACTTGTTCTTGTTAGTGTGGTGAGCCTCTAGGCGAACGCCGTATGCTCCGAGCCATTGTCGTAAATCTTCATCTAGAGAGTACGCCTTCTGATGTGCGTTAATTTCCACACGCAGTTCTTGAGGCTTGTACTTCTCTACGAGTTCTTCTATCATCGCACGAATCTTCTGCGGTGTAGGTTCACTCATGTTAATGCAATCTAAAACGTAAATCATTCCATCAGTCCTGTTATAGGTGATAGGAACAAACGCTGCATGTCCTGCACCCATCGCTGGGTCAAAACCAATAATTGTGTAGCCTTCGACCTGAGTCGGATGTCCCACCGCGCCTTGGCGCAATGGTCCACGTTTACGTCTACGTTCAGTGCTTGCTTGCACCAAGACGGGAGGGAAGATGGAATCTTCTTCGACATCCTCCTGCTGATAGACCAAAGCCCATGTAGAAGGAGTTACTTCTCCTCTGCGCCTATGTAGCGCTTGACCATCCCATTTCGGGTATAGACCGTTCTCATCAGGAGTATCAGCATCGCCATCCCAAGGAGAATCGCTTTTCTCCCAGAGAGTTTTCCAATCTGCGGGCTTTTCCGAATATTCAAGTACGGCTGGCATACCCATATAAGTGAAAGGACTCTTGCCAGACGACCAATACTTCGGCTCACGAAGTTCTCGGTAAAAATCAACGGCAGCAATTCGTGTCCCTACAATCATTAACTTACCGTTCTTACCCAGACGGGTAATAACTTCCTTCTGAAGCCAGTCAATCTGCTTCTCATACTCATGGGCGTTAGCAGTTGTAATGCAGTCGTCCAAGATAATCAGGTCAGCACGAGCACCGTAAATCTGACCGCCCATACCTAGTGCCTGAATGGTTGGGTCTTTTTCGCTAGAGTTTCTCGCATCACCCCCAAGGTAAACCGTGTCAACTCGCCAAGTGTCTGCGTCCTGTTTCCAACCCCCTTCTGGACCAAATGCTGTTTGCATCTTTAGCCAGCGCGGGTGGGAGAGCCTTTGCTTGATTGCGTACACGAACTCGCGTGCCTTGAGCAACGTTTTACTAACCACAATAATGCGGACGTTAGGATTGAGGGCAATGCGATAAGTTGGATAGTTTACGGTAATGACCGTGGATTTGGCGTGCTCAGGGGGTACGTTAATTAAGAAACGACTGGCATCTGCCTTTTCGTAAATCATGGCTGGATGGAGCCAAGAAGGCTCCCGACCCTCGATGAGGTCAATCCAGTCTAGGTGATGGGGAAAGGCTTTCTGCCCCATAAAGATTTCTGAGAACTGAGCAAAGGAGATATCCTCCTTGGCAATGCCAAGGGCTTTGATGGAGTTACTCTTTGCTTCTTCTTTAGCCTCGGTTAGGTTGGCAGCGAAGGTCTTATCTCGAAGCATCCAGATTCTGACGGTATCTGGCTTATTGCCGCAGATTTCCATAGCCCTATGAACGCTGTGCCCTTCGGCAACAAGGGCTATTACTTTAGCCTTTGCCTCACCCATCTTGGCAGTTCTAGGGTTTGTGGACCCTTTTTGGAAAGTCATATAAGTGTCCCGTTTTCAATAGTTACAGTCAGTTAGAAACAGACAGTAGATACAGTCTGTAACGCAAGTCTTCTAAGACTTGCTACTATCAAAATAATAAATAGTCTCTATATAGTATTAACCTGTCCAAACAGCCTAAACGGACACTTTTCTGGCAAAAATTTTTTGCCTATGCTAAAAGCGCAGGTCAGCCAGTACTGGCGCATAGGCTGTTCTTTGTACGGGAATATTTTTATGGTAGATACAATACTGTATACGAGTACAGATTAAACAGTCTGGGGTCATTTAGACCCCAATACTGTTTGTTGGCGCTACTTCTGTACTGTTTAGTTGCGCCTGTTACTGATAGCAGTCTCGGCGCTCCTTATAAACCAAACTATTCCGCGCCCAGATTAAAACAGAAAAACCTGCGCCGTCAGTCAAGCCATCAACCGTGCTGACCGACAGGAGTTCTGGCTTGACAGACTATGCCTTGTGGGAAGTGTAGTCAGAGAGCCTGGCTACAGGAAGGAAAGTATGTCAGACAACTCCAGCATCTCCGTCACTTCCCAATGCTATGACTGTATGTTATCAGATAGCCTTTGCGCTGAGTGCCTAGACTTGGCAGAAGCAAGGGCATCAGATATTGCTCATCAAATGGTTGATGACCGCAACGATGACTACAGATACCGCAAGTTATATCAACCTTTACTCAAGGTTGAGCCTGAACACTCTGCTCACGAATGGATAGGTAGTCACACCAGAATCAGTGATACTCAAATCCGTGATGAGTTCTATCCATCTGCTTCATCTATCGCAGACAGACTTGCCCAAAGTTGGTTCTTAGGCAAGCACATCTTCGACCTCTTCCACGAAGACGAAGACCTAGAGTACAGTTCTTTATACGAAGTCTGTACTCAATGCTACTTACTTAAAAACAAGGAAGTAGTTTGTCCAAATTGTATATAAATGACCCGTGGGCACCTGTGCCCAACGGGTTCCTCATAATAACTATAATAAAGGAGACAGATATGTTCAAGAAAAAGAATAAAGTAAACGCAGTAACTACTGTATCTGCTACAGATATCTACAGTGGTGTGGATAACCTAGTAGTAGTCAAAGGTTCCCTCAAGAATATCAAGGTAGTTACTTCAACTACACGCGATGGACAAAACTTCATCAAAGGTAATCTCTCTCGCAGAAATTCAGATGGTAAGTGTGTCTGGACTACACCGTTCGTGGCATTCGATGACGATGTAAAGCAGATGTTGCTCTCACTACCTAAAGATGAATCAGGAATTACTAATGTAATCAAAGTAATTGCTGAAGGTAGTACACGCTTCGATACTCGCCAGGGTGTAGAAAACTCTGAACGCAGAGCACCTTGGAATCAGATAGTAATCAAGAGTCTCGTACTCTAAAAGACAGGCAGGTGGGGGCTTCGGCTCTCACCTGCCTTACTTTTTTCGCAAGCGGGGTAGTACATAGATGGATAAGATTGACTCGAACCTAACTTAAGGAGACTATCAAATGTATATAGGAACAGGAGATATTCTAGCAATCATAATTGCTATGAGTACCAGTATTACAGTTGTAATACTAGCAGTGCTGCAGAATGCACAGTTACATAAAGACAATTTAAATCTGAGACGCAAACTAAATATAGAAAGGATAGCCCGTGACTCATATGGAATACGCAACTAAGAGATGCGTTTGGTGTGGACAGACAGGCAGAATAGGTGTAAATGCACAGGAACTATACGCCTATCTGCGTGGTGAACTAGCACAAGAAGCATTCAAATCCTTGACAATAGAACTGCGAGAACAGATAATTAGTGGTACTCATCCTGAATGTTGGGATAGGTATATGGATATCGATGACCATTTCGATGAGTTACGAATGGAAAGAAGGGATACAATCAAATGAGTACGGATATTAAATATCAATTACGATACTGTTATGGCTGTGACGCTGACATAATGGTAAAGGTAACAGACCTGGCACCCAGAAACTACTGCGCTACATGCGCTTGGTCTAAGATAGGAGCAACAGTATGACACACGGACATAAATGGGAGTGTACAGATATACCTGGTGTATATGTATGTGATTGTGGAATGGGAACCAAGTATGGTTACTGGAATCCAAATACAAAAGAGATAGAAGTATGAGTGAACCTTTACATTATAGAAAAGTATGTGTATGTGGGGCTACACTTAATAGTAATTCACAAGAAGAATTATACGCTTTACTAACAGCACACAGAAAAGATGGAGAAATCCATAAGTTATGGGAAGGAAGATAGTATGAGTGAAACAATGAACTTTGTTATCGTATGTATGTCATGTTGGAAGCCAACCAAACATGAAGCATTAGAACATAGCAACGAATTGGTATGTGATAAGTGTGGTGCATTCCTATGAGCCAAGAACTTCAGGCAAAACTAGATGCAGCAGCACTAGTATTACAGCCCATACTATGGGATTTACTGGCTGATATAGAAGGAGATAGTAATGACTGAACCAATTGCATACACAGTAAGTGAACCGCCACACTATTCATATGCCTGCCAATGTGGAGTTACCATCAGTGGCACATCAGAAAAAGGATTAAATGCTTTACTTAAAAGGCACAAAAAAGATGGGGTAATCCACAAAGAATGGGAGGAATACACAGCATGGAACCAAGACTAGAAGATGATGTCGCAATGAATATAGAATCAGATGATTGTAAACACGGTATTGACCTAGGCAACTGCGAAGAATGCAGTGAAGGTACAGGAGAACCAGATAGAATGTGGGGTGATGACAATTAATGGCAACATCGAGCCGTATCTCAACCCTTTACAAACCTGGACTCTCCTCGTTTGTATTTTCTATCTCGTCTACAAAGGAGTCACTAGATGAAGAAACTATTCGCACTTGTTATCAGTTGGTCGCTAGCCTTCTGGTCTCTCTTACTACCCAGCAGTCCAGCCTATGCACTAGCAATGGCAGACAAGGTAAAATGCGAGAACCCCAACGCACAGTGGAACAAAAAACTATCCAAGGCTTACGCAAAACTTTTAGTCACAGACAAATACGGGTGGAATCTCAGCGAATACCGAGCCTTACTTAAACTTTGGGGTAAGGAATCTGCATGGAATCAATATGCAGATAGCCCTGAGTCAACAGCATATGGCATAGCACAAGTATTAAATACTAAACCTGGAACCCCAGCCCCGCGTCAAATTGAGCGGGGGCTGGAGTATATCCATCATCGTTATGAACGACCATCAATTGCTTGGGCGCATTGGCGCAACAACAATTGGTATTAAGTTTCTATCTATGGTTTACATGGGTACCATAGATAGATTTGACATAGTGAACCAGCGTAAGGAATTGCAGGTCTATGACCAATCTTTCCGAGATGCAGGTAGTTTATGTCAAACTGGCTACCGTACAGCCAGTATAAATAAGTGGCGAAACCTCCTGAGTATGAGGTAAAACTACTCATCAACTAACTATAAAGGAGACAGCATGTCAACAAAAAGCAAAGCAATTAATGTCAAAATACCAACAGAAAAAATTATTGCTGCATTAGAGCAAGCACTAAACAAGTTGGAACTTGATTACACATCACAAGCAGCAAGCGAAAAAATATACGACCAAGCCTATGAACTATGGCGCAAAGATATACTGGCATTAGCCATTGCTAATGTAGGTATAGCACAGAACATGAGAACAAACTATCGTTCATGGAATAGCATGATGAATATTGACTTTGATATTCCAATGGAAGGTTTAGTTCTTCCAGTAGAACCAGAAAGAAACTATGAAGTTATTCATTCATCTACATATCGTGAGATGAAGGAAGAAATTGGGAATGCTATTCGTATTCTCAAGATGACAGATGAAGAAGTAGTATCTACTTCTACATACAACTCAGTAGCCAAGTACCTATAAAGGAGACAAACAATGATACAAAAATCAGATGTGCTATTAGAGATAGCACAGTTCCAAGAAGTATACGATGTAGATAATGCAGAGCAAAACAAATCTATTGCCCTCAATATCTATGACCAGGTAGACCGCTTTGTAGATGGCAATGAGCCAACTGCACAAGAGATTGCACAACTTACTGTTGCAATGAACAAGAATGTACAAGTCCGTGACTTTGTTATGGGCTTACCTAAAGAAAAAGATATACATTTTGTAGGACATTGGGCTAACTTTGTAGGTTCATTGACACCTACAGAATTTGCTGCACCAATTGCTACTATCATGTCATCTATTTACTTTTCAGCAGGAGATACTGAACAAGCAAATGATTACATTACCCTTGCATATAAATCAGACCCAACCTATTCACTGGCTAAGTTACTTGACCGTGTGTATCAGGCAGGTTGGGAAGCAGATAGTATGACAAGCATGCGTGATAAGTTACATGACCAAGTAAAGGAGAACT